AGTTATTGATGGTGTTACAGGGTTTCGTTGTCATACATTACAAGAGTTTATGGATGCGGCTGAAAACGCTAAAAACCTTGACCGTTCATTTATTAGTAAATACTCAAAAGACCGTTATGGCTTAAATGCTGTTGGTCTTATGTACGAAAAATACTTCAATCGCCTTCTTACGTTGTGGGGCGATGGCTGGTATGAGATAAAATAAATATATGTCTCATCCTATTTATCGTGCTCTTGTTACATTTTCCGACAGCGTTACGGGAGAAGTCCGTGTAAAAATACCAACGTTGTTGGGTGCTTCTTCTGAAGTAAGCATTTCTTATATTGGGCGCAAAGCACACACAGGCACATGGAGTGTTCCTGATATTGGTGACCAGATTGTAGTGGCATCAGATGATACAAACTTAACAAATGTATTCTGGCTACGCACTGACATAGGCTAAAATAGATACACACCTAGTTTCAAGGAGCATTCATGCCTCGTAAGTACAGTTACTATCCAAGTTTTGATGGCAAGAAGGCGCAGCCTGGCACTGAAAAACTCGCTGATTTGTGTAAGCGTAGATGGAAAACTACCAATATGGGGATTTATCAGGCCCGATTGATGCGTAACTCTCATACTGAGGGTAAGAAGATTGGCGACCCTGGTATGGAAAAGTGGATGTCTGTTCACGCTACTGGTGCTGCTGTAGACATCGGCTATACAGACCGTAAGGTTGGCGTTGCCATGTGGGATTGGTTTATCAAATACACCAAGGAACTAGGCATTGAGGAGATTCACGACTACGCCTTTGATAAGGATGTCAAGGATGGAAAACCTGGCTATGGAAGAGGTTTCAGGTGCTCAAGAGGTGAGAACGAGGCGGGGGTAAAACTTTTCACCAAAGATGATAATGCAGGGTCGTTCGGAGGGAAGTGGTTGCACCTAGAACTTTCTCCTGAGATGGCTAAAGACGCAGAGAAGTTTGAAGCCGCATGGCGTGCACTTCCCAAACCAGGCGCTTAATAGTACGTTAGAATAATTGTATGGCACCAAAAAGAGGTATAGGCGGTCCAGGTCTTGGACGAATTCGTCGTAACTGGGAAGACATAGAAAACAACGAACCCCCAAAACCTAACTGGCTAACTGGTCAAGAGTACCCAGACTTTGAAGAAGGTCGTGTTTACGCTGACCAAGAATACAAGCAACTTACTTCACCAGAAGACGTATTCCCTCTTGAAGACAAGCGAGATGGTTCAAACTACGGCTTCGGTCCTAAGTTCAGTACCCGTGTTGTAAAACACTTGTTTGTTCCTAATAATTCTAAAGGTCTTAACAGATTGGTGCCTGGTCCAGGTACAGTGTATGTTAAGTTTCAAAAACGTGGTGACGTTTATGCGTATTACAATGTAGCCTTCAACGTTTATCAAGACTTTGCTAGAAGCACTTCAAAAGGTAGATTTATTAACGAAAATGCACCATTTAATGACAAATCGTCTTACAAAAATCTTAACCGAGATGAATCGGTATTCAATATCTAAAGGGATAGGTTACTGGCCTTTAGTTGGAGTATGGCTTTCTGCAATTGGGTTTGTAGTAAGTTTTTATTTCTTTATTCCATTTGTTCTTTTTACTTACTTTTTATTTCGCAACACACTTAATGTTTTGCAAGTAGTTGGACCTGTCTACTGGATTGCTAAAGAAACTACTTCTAAGGCTTCTCCTATGCTTGCCAAAGGTTTTATGCACGAAACTTCCTACCCGTGGCGTTCAGGAAAAGGTTTACAAGCACGTTGGGGATTCAAAACATTTCAAGTAGGTATCTGCCGTAAACAGAACTATGATGAAACCGAAGGTATGTTATCGGCAGTACAAGGTCGGTTTATGGACCTTACCCCTATAGAAATCAGGGAACAGTCTAAAAAACTCAAAGGAGATACTGATGCTTTTTTGGAATAAAGAAAAGAAACAGGAAAAGGTAATTCCTGCCAGAATTCAAAAGATGTCTAAAGATGAGATAGTTATGTGGATGGATACATCCTTGATGAACTTTCATAGGGCATATGATGAATGGAGGTTTCGCAATGGGCCATCTACGGTCATTGATGAGCACATTGAAGCCCTATCTTTGATGTGGGCTGAACTTTTGCACCGTGAAAGTGCAAAATAGGTTTGTCAGTTTGGTGTTTCCTCCTTTCCACCAAACTTGGCATGGCGGGTACTCAAGTGCTTTCACCTTCTCACTTGGGTGCCTGCCTCTTTCTTTTAGTATGATTAGTACGTGATAACAGACGAACACCTAGGCGAACTTGTTGACGAAGAAATCGTAGAAGAATTAGACGAAACGTCTGCTGAATTCTTAGATAACCTTGTCAAACGCCTTATTATATTTACCGAAGAGTTTTGTGATGTGGAGTTATTTCCATATCAAATTCCGATTGCCTACCGAATCATTGAATCCATCGTCCTAGGTGATGGTGAAGAAATGACGGTGGTGGCTACCCGCCAGTCGGGTAAGTCTGAGGTGTTATCTAATGTCTGTGCAGCCATGATGGTTATTCTTCCTAAATAGGCAAAGGTTTATCCTACTTGGCTTGAAAAGTTTGATAAGGGTTTTTGGATTGGCGTTTTTGCACCCACAGAAGACCAAGCAGATACTGTATTTGGTCGTATTGTTTCAAAACTGACAAGTGACCATGCACTTGAATTCTTGCTTGACCCTGAGATTGACGATAAGGCCACGTCTGGTGGAACCCGTGGTAAAGGTCGTATTATCACATTGAAGCACTCAGGGTCACTTTGTCGTATGCAAACTTGTAACCCCAAGGCAAAGATTGAATCTAAAACTTATCACTTTGTCCTTATTGACGAGGCTCAAGAAGCAGACGAGTTTATGATTACCAAATCAATTAAACCCATGCTGGCGTTCAATAACGGGTCAATTTGTCTAACTGGTACGGCTACCAGAAATAAATGTTATTTCTACAAAGCCATTCAATTTAACAAAAGACGAATGGTCAATGGTAGAAACAAGCGTGCGTGCCACTTTGAGTATGATTGGCGTACAGCCGCTAAATATAACACCAACTACGCTAAGTTCATTGCTAAAGAAAAACTTAGAATTGGAGAAGATTCTGATGAATTCCAGATGTCTTATTGTAATAAATGGGTTCTTGAAAAAGGTATGTTTGTTACCGAAGAGCGCATGGAAAGACTATACGACCCATCTATGGGTCTGGTTAAGCAGTGGTGGCGCACCCCTATTGTTGTTGGGATTGACGTTGCTCGCTCTAATGACTCTACGGTAGTAACTGCTGTTTGGGTTGACTGGGACCATCCAGACCCATTTGGGTTCTATGAGCACCGCATCCTTAACTGGCTTGAAATCAATAATGAAGAATGGGAATCCCAATACTTTCAAATTATTGACTTTATTCGTAACTATGACTGTATGCGTATTGGCGTAGATGCTCAGGGTGTTGGTGGCGCTGTAGCCGAACGCTTGCAAGTCCTTTTGCCTGAAATAGAAGTATTATCCATTTCGTCTGATTCAAAAGCACAACACGAACGTTGGGTTCACCTAACAGAACTTATTCAGCGTGAACAATTAATTATTCCAGGCCACAGTAAGGCTCGCCGTAACCGTATTTGGAAAAGATTCAACCAACAAATGGGTGACCTTGAAAAGGTATACAAAGGCCCGTACATGTTGGCGGCGGCTCCTGATGAAAAAGGTGCGTTTGACGACTACCCCGATTCTTTGGCAATTGCTTGTTTTATGACCATACAAGACACCATGCCTCAGATTATGGTGGCTGATAATCCGTTTTTCAGGTAGAAGCCCTAGTTTTAGTGTAAAGTTGATAGTAAGTAACCACTCCCTACTTGGAGGATTTTGTGAACGTAGCACCCGCACCCATGTTTCCTGAGAAGCACAGCCCAGTATTTGAACGCAGTTTTGCGCCTTCAATTCCACAGAACAAAGGTCCTCTTCGTTTTGAAGAGGGCGTTGCCACTGATACTGATGTTCCCGCAGACTTTGCACAAGGCGCATATATGGACACCGCTCCATCACCAATGCGTCAGAACCATAACAACCCTGAGATGTTCTACAAGCACCCAGAAGACACCATGCGTGAGCGTGCTCACGTAGGTTCTGCTTCTTGGATTGAGGCTCCTACCGTTCTTTCTGACTTCGTTCAGGGCGCAATGGCTGGCGATGGAATGCCACAGTTTGAGTATGAGTACAACACGGGTGGACACATGAACCGTCCAAACCCAACAGTAGTATTTGACTAAGACATGTCAGATGAGGGCGCTCCTTCTACCGCCCCAACGACAGCGGATTCGGAAGCACAAGAAAATGTAACACTGGTCGGGGCTACTGTCCCTTCCATTACATCTACTATTTCTGGTCTTCCAATTTCTCCCGCTTACGCTGGTGTGGGGTCAATTGTTCCATTTTTGTCATCCCGTAGACAGCACTTTGCTCGTGCTGTTGCAGGTGCTAAACCACGTCTGCCTACTATTTCATACGAATCAAACTACATTCCTCAACGCCGTGGAAGCCAAGCCGTCGTAAACGCAGAGCGAGAGATGATTGGTAACGGGGAAGCACACGTTGACCCTATGGACAACTTTATGCCACAAACCTTTAAAGAAGGCTCTACAGCCGTAGACGACAAACCTGACCAAGTGGACAAAGAATACCGAGGCGCAGGTAAACGAGCATACAAGAGTGAAAATCGTGAGAATCGTGAAGGTGCTTACCACCGTCAGATTCGGTACAGTCAGTCATAAGCCATGGCTAAACCACTTTTTCCTATTCTTAACCAGGTTTCGGATACCGACTTAGCCAGCATCCCTCCTGCTAGGGCTGGAGCGCAGTTTCGTAAGTTTGCTGCGTCTATGGGTAGTAGCCCAGACTTAGAACTATTGACCCGTCAAAAATCCAACGCTAAGACAAGAAAGAATGCAACATCTCCAAACCCAATGGCTAGGCGTGCCCTTCAAGCAACCTTATCGCTTTCTCCTGCTTCTACATCTGGGGTTGTTGACACTTGTGGCGCTTGCTCTACACCTGGATGTAGGGAAAACTGTTTAAGTGATTCAGGTCAGTTTTCTAATGAGCAATCACAGAGAGCACAACGTGTAAGAACATCTTTTGCCGCAGAACACCCTGACTTGTTTTTAGCACATCTTCGTGACATGCAAAGAGCACATGCTGAGGATGCGTGGGCAAATGACTTTCACCCAGTTTTTAGAAGAAACACACTTAGTGACATACCTTGGCATAGGCTCCCAACAGCACCTACGTTGATTGGTGAATACGAACAACACCCAAGTGGCATTATGGTGCCTAAAGACCTCCAGCACCTTACTGGGGCTACTACATCAGAGTATTCTAAAGAAAACATGAGGGACGTAGTAGACAAAGAAGAGGAAATTCCTTTTAAAGGAGTACATATCACTCCTAGTGCTAGTGAACTCACAACTCCTGCACGCATGCGTCAAGTTCTTGAATCTGGTAGAAATATTGCTATTCCAGTAGACAAATTAAAAAAAGAACCTATTCACCCATTTCTAGAAGTTGGTAATGAAACTGATTCAGTTACCGCACCTACTTTTGATATGGACCGTGACGACTCACGATGGGCTGACCGTGAAAGAGGACACTTTGGTGTGTTGTCTGAAAAGAAACAGGGAAACTTTGGCAATGGGACATACACTTTAAACCCACATACCAACAAGTGGGGTTTCATTAAGCCTAATACTCCTGGAAATGCAGAAGATGTCCCTGTACGAATTCGCCTCCACCATTTTGATGCTGGACGTGGAATGTAATTATGGACCCCGCAGTTGCTTCTATTATTGTTGCCTCCATTGGAGCCATTAGTGGCCTATTAAGTATCGCAATAAAAGAGTTTAAAAGTATGAAGAAGCAAAACGACGCTGACCATGGGGCAGTGATACTAAAATTAAATAAAGTTCAGAAAAGCGTAGATAAAGTTGGAGAGCGTTTAGACGACCACATTGATTGGCATTTGACGAAGTAACTTCTTGACATTCTGAACAAGATGGTGGTATCCTTTGTGCAAAGGTTCGTGGTAACACACGTTTAGCACTAGAGGAATACATGTCAGATAACTCTCTGATTGATGCGTTGAAAAGTCCAAAAGACACAACAATTCAACTTTCTTGCAAATTTATGCAAGTTCACAAAGTCCTATCTATTGAAGAGCAAGATGCTCTTGACAAAGCAATAGACGGAATCCGACTAGATGCAGGTCTAGGAAAAGCAAAGAAGTACAGCGCATCGTGGCTTGCCAAAGTTCTTCGTTCTTTTGGTCATGACGTAAGTGTAAGCACAGTACAACGGCACGTAAACAAGGAGTGTTCTTGTGAGCGAATTGGTTAATAAATTGTCTACCCCACCTGAGTCCAAAGCACAAGCACTTGGTCGTTTAGTTGAAATACTTGACCGACAGAACATTGATATTAATGAAATTGGTTCTGTAAAGCGTGTATCGCTGTACCAATCATTGACAAAAGACCAAGAGGGCGAAGCACAGATTCATGACCTTGCGGCTATTCAGTTCTCACCTAAATGGGCAGAAGGTCCTGAATGGAACCCTGTTAATCAAGGTCCTTCTATCAAGTTGCCCAAAGTTACTGTCAAGCAATCAGTGTCTAATTGGAAGAAATGCGTTGTTCTTCCTGACATCCAAGCAGGGTTCTTCCGTGATGCCAATGGCGAATTGGTAAGTACACATGACCCTGTTGCTATGGATTACGCCCTTGCGGTTATCAAAGCAGAAAAGCCAGACATCATTGCACTCAATGGTGATAATGCTGACCTTCCTGAAATGTCAAAATACCGTTTGAGTCCTGCGTTTTCGTTGACCACTCAAGCAACAATTGACTACCTTACAACCCTTTGTGCACAACTTAGAGATGCGGCTCCTTACGCCCGCATTATTTGGATGGAAGGTAACCACGAGATTCGTCTTACCAACTACATCATTGACAATGCAAAAGCGGCATTTGGTTTGAAGCAGGGTAACACCCCTGACTCCTTCCCAGTGCTCTCTATCCCCTTCCTATGCCGTTTTGAGGACTTTGGAGTGGAATACTTTGCAGGATACCCTGCTAGTCAATTTTGGCTAAATAATCGCATTAAGATTATTCACGGAACTAAAGTGGCTTCAGGTGGGTCTACTGCCCACAAGTATTTAGGTACTGAGAAGTCCAGTGTG